GTTGCGTATAATTTCACAAAACTAATAACTATATTGCTACTTCTGTTAGTAAACACAAATAAATAGTTTGGGTTAGTCAATAACTGCTTTTCAGTTAATGTTAACACAATAGTATTTGTTTCGCCTTTTGTCAAATGTATCATTACTAATATATAGGGAAATAAAGAATGTTTGCAAAATAGTAATCTAGTTCTAATTTGCATGAAATATTCGGAAAAATTCATGCAGATTTGCTAAATTCGGAAGTGGAACTCGGACAATATCCGAATTAGTGTCACAATATTTACAATATTTGTGAGATAGTTAGGGGTAATTCGGTTAATTGTTGTAACATTATTAGGCTAGATATGTTACTGATTTATATAGGATTGTAACAAAATTTGTTAATTGTTAAAATTGGGCTTGTTAAATGTCAGTAGTAATACTACCTTAATAGCAAAAAATGTAAACTCTGCAAGTTTTGATAGTGTCCGCTATAATCGGACAAATCCCTAAATTTAATTTTTAGTAAAGCTATTACTTGACTAATTTTATTTTACTCAATGGAGTGAATAATTTTACTCAATCAATAAATCTTCATATATTAATCAAAATGAGTCGCAAATGATTTATAATCGGCTCAAGAATGATTGACAAATGCACATCATAAAGTGCAATTAATGACACATATTGCCATCATTAGTGTCATATAAGACACATTATGGTGGATGTTACCGACATTAATGTCGGAGACATACGGATATAAATACAGATATATAGAGATATATACGCATAAAAAACCCCCACCTAAAGAATTAGGCAGGGGAACTAACTATGAAAAACTACAAACCTAACCTGCGGTTGTTAGAGCAGCAGCTACTGTACTATTTACTTCAGCACATAAACTAGGTTCAGCACCTGTAAATGTTAAAGTATATCCGCTTCTATCACCTTCAGCAGTACCTGTTGCAGCACTACCTGCGGTTAAATCCAATGCTCTTGTTTTACCTACATACCAAAACTTACCATTATTGTCTTTAGCAACTGCGACAAGTCTATTCTGTGCCAATAAAAGAATTTCATTTCTTGTATTTGCTTGTAACTTATTTAAAATTATTGTCAATTCAGGGGTAAAATATAAAGTACCATTTTGAACATTTGATGCTACATTCTCTGTAAGCATTGAAGTTCCTTTTGTTAACTCATATTTATAAAACTTCTTACCTACTGCTTTAGTTAGTGCAGTTATTACACCACTAGCTTCGGTTGTTGAAGTTACATCTGAACTTACAATAAAATAAACCTCCGTAATTCCGCCTAAAGAATCACGACAATCTAGGGTATATCCCTGTGTTAATGCACACGCCATTTTTGTTTATTTTATTTTATTAAAAAATGGGGAGTATGTTTCAACTCCCCTTATAATTAAATTGCTACTTTAACGATTTCATCAGGGAATGCTACGTTTACACCCATTTTGAACTCTGCTGCAAAACGAACTTCATCAGCCTCTTTTGCAAAGAAGATTTCAAACTTTTCTTCTTCGTTAAGTAAGTCTGTACCTAAGAACAAGTTGCTCAAACGCATTGCGTAAACATCATTTGTTCCGTTTAATCCTTGTAAAGCTACTACTTTAATAGAAGTTCCTGGCAATATAAATTCTCCATCAGCTTTAACATCAACTGCATATTGGAACATATTAGCGTTCTTTAAAGCAATAGTGTAAGTTCTGAAAGTATCTTGTCCACAAACGATAACTAAATCATCAGCAGCTACAACTTTAGCAGGAACTGCTTTGTAAACACCATCAAACAAACTAATAACATTAGCTGAAGTGATAGAAGTTAAAGGAGCACCTGAAATAAATCCTGATACGTTAGCATCAACTACACCACTTGCAGCACCAATTAATTTGATGAAACCATCAAACTTATTTAAGTTACCATTAGCAGAAGTAGTATCACCATTCCATATTGCAGTCTCTAATTGTGAAGCAATTGTTTTTGCTTTCTTATCAGAATAATCTTGCTCAAAAGGAATTGAATCATATTGGCTACCTGTTGGTAAAGCCTTTTGTAAATATTTAGCTTCTAATGCTTTAGGGCATAAAGCCTCTTGTACTTTAATCTTACCTACAGTTACAGTTCTTTGAGTGAAAGAAGTTGTACCTGATGCGTTCCAACCGCAAGTACCACCTGCTTGAAAGAAAGCATCTGTATCCATAATATTGATGGTTTCTGCGGATTTAACTCCAACCATTACGTTGCCTGCACTTTTGATAAGAGCAGCAGTTTTTGCACCTAATACAGATGAAGTCACTAATTGTGCTTCGTTTTCTTTAGTATAGTTGCTTAATGTTGATACTGAAAATGACATTGTTTATTAATTTATTTGTTTAAAATTGCGTTTCTATATTTCTCTAATCTTTCGTATTTTGTATCATTACTAGATACATACGATTGAAAAGCGTTTGCTGCTTTTTGAGTAGGTTCAGCAGTTGGAGTGTTTGAAAGTGCTTCTACTAATTCAGCTACTTGTGCAAACCCTTGTTTTACTTTGCTCTCTAATTCAGCAATCTTCTTTTCTAATTCCATTTTTTTCTTCTCGTAATCATCTTTTAATTCTTGAATCATTGCAGTAGTATCTTGTGCAGGTGCAACAGGTGCTGCAGGTGCAACAGGTTCTTCAACTACAACATCTTCATCAGGTGAAGATATTTCAATGATAGTTCCTGTTTCATCAAGTTGGATAGATGTACCATCCATTAATTTATGTTCGCCTTGTGGAGCAGGAGTGCCATCAGCCATCTCTACTTTACCACCGATTTCTAATGCAGAAATCATAACCTTTGTTCCATCAGCCAAAGAATATTCAGCCATTTGTACCTTTGTAACTACAGGCTCTGCAGGTGCAATAGGTGCTTGTGGTTGTTCTACTTGTGGCATATCTTCAAATAAGGCTCTTATTTGTTGTAATGCTTCTTTTGGATTCATTTGATTTTTCTTTAAATGTTAATAAATATAATTGTTTATCACTTAAGCACTTATTGTACTTAAAATATCTTTAATTTTTTGCATCTTAATTTCTTCATTAGTTAGCTTTGGAGTATAATTAAATATACCTTCAATAGAAAATCCATTAATCATTCCTTGCTTAACTTGTTGCCATACTGCTTCATTCTCTACTAACATAGATACAAACCAACTACCTTCAGGAGCATCTTCAAATCCTGTCATAGGTGCAATGCCTCTAGCTTTATCACTAATAAAACTTTCAAACATTGTAACCCCTGATTCAATTTGATTAGGGTCGTGCATTAAGTTTACATTGTTTTGGTAACCTTTCTTAAAATACTTCTGTACGATTTTGACAATAGTATTTTTAGAAAATGCCACATAATAGTCACCGAAAGAAGCATCACTCCTAAAAATAGGAGTATCAGCCAACATAGCACAACCACTAATGATTCGCTTATCTTCACTAATAATTTGAAACTTTTGCTCATTTTTAAATGCATTCCAATTTTTTTGTATTGCAGGTCTATCAACTAAAGCGACAAACTGAACTTCAGCATCATCGTTTAAGTCATCTGATATTTCCAACATATATAATGGTAATTCCATACTCATAAATATCTAATTTTAAAATATTAACTAAATCTTGCTCTTTGTCTTATTGCAGCTATCCTTTGTTGATTACTTGAAACATCACTTTCAACTACATAAGCCCTTACTGCTTGATTGCCTATATCATTGATAGTTGATTGACTTAAATTTGTAGTCATAGCCTGTGGAGTTGGCGGTGCTACAGGTGCAGACATTGAAACAGATGAACCTGCACCACCTGTTGAATTAGGTAATGGTGTACTAATAATTTTCTTTACATTCATTAAACCTGCTACAATAGTTGCACCTGCTGCTATAAAACTAAATGGCGGTGGATAAGCTGACATAGCTTTATTGGCAGCACTATATGTATTCATTACTGCTTGTGCTACTGCAAATGCTTTACCTGCTGCTGATTCCCTACCTACTGCATCAGCAACTGCACCTAATGCATTTTCTATAATAGATAACTTTGTTTCCTGTGTTATCTTCTCAATAGCTATTCTACCTGCTGCAGTTTGCTTATCAAATATTTCTAACTCTGCTGCAGTATGTATTCTTGCTTCAATATTCTGTCTTTCTAATGCTCTCGTTTTATCATATAAATCTAATTCATCTTGAAATTTAGCCTCGTTTAATGCCTTGCTTAATTCATAATCAGCAATTAATAATGCTTCTTTTTCAGTTCTTGCTTTAGCTTCTTTGTCTAACTTTGCAATATTAATGCTATCATCTAATGCTAATATTTGATTATCTATTTCATTTTTCTTTTCAGCAAATGCTATTTCAGCATCAACTCTTGCTTGTGTACCTGCTTTAGCATTATCTATATTTTGCTGAAGCCTTGTTAATTCTAAATCAGATTCTTCTTGAGCAATCTGTTTTTTGGTTTCAAGTTTTAATAATTCATCTTTAATCAATTCAGAATTTGCTTTCTTTTGGTCTAATGAAATCTTATTACTACTTGCTGCAATAGATGCATCCATAGCTAATTTTTCTTTTGCTAATCCTGTTTGATTGACTAAATATTCTGACCTTAAACCTGCAACCTGTGCTTCAATTCCTGCTTGTTCGTTTATGGCTTCCTTCATTGCCACTTGTAATTCAATGCTTGATTTATTCTGTGACAATTCAGCAGCAGCAGCAGCAACTTTAGTTTGAGCTAATTTCTTCATTGCTTTTTCTTGCTCATCTAAAACTCCACCTAACTTTTCATTTGCTGCAATTCTTTCATCTATGCTTTTAAATTCATCATCCCTTACCTGTCTTAACATTTCAGCTTGTCTATCATACTTTTCAACTAACCCTGATAATTCAGCAGCAGCTAACTTTGCACTATTCTGAAGTGCTATAGTTGCTTTTGATTGTGCATATACTGCAGCTACATTTATTTTAGATGCTTTGTCAACAACACCACTAATAACATCACCTACTGAAGTTGCTGCTTCACTAAAATTATCATATATTTTCTTACCTGCTATAACTGCAGTCTTTGCAGTTTCACCTAAAAATTCTTTTGTTTCATTTATACTTTTAGTAAGTTCTTTAATTTTATCTATATCATTACCACCAAAGAAAGAACCTTCCCATGCAACCTGTGCTTCTTGAATAAATAACTTAATACCACCAAATGCAAACTTCAATGGAGTAATAGCTAATGTCAATAATCCTGACATAACCTTACCTAGTGCATCAAATCCATTAGAATTTTTAGATACTGCTGAAGTTACATCAATAAATATATCAACTAATTTATTAGCTATTGCAGCAATAGTACCAAATACTGCAGCGACTGAATCTGCAACTTTTTGATTTTTAGATAATGTATCTTTAAAGAATGCAAACGCACCTGCGATTACAGAAATAATACTTAATGATTTAATAGTAT